AATCTGGCATCTTTGTTTGGATCTAAAGGTTGTAAGGCAACACTACCAGCAACTTGATCTTTAAAATTATCTATAAATTTAAAAAATTCTGTATGGTTTTGTTTAAAGTTTGGTTCATTAGATATTCCAAGAAGATTATTTAAATATTTTACATCAGCAATATTTACATCTTGTCCAACTCTTTCTAAAATACTTTTTCCTTCTCCAGTTTCTCCTGTTAGTAAAAATTTGTCTCCAATAGTATTAATCTTATCATTAATAATAAGTTTAAGAATATCATCATTTTTATCAAAATTAGATAATTTATTAGCAGATCCATCAGCTACTTTTTCATTAACAAGAGTAAACTGTTCAACAACAGCTGTATTAACTCCAAAAATTCTTTCTAAATCTTTAGTATAGGTTGCTTTGTTTTTTTCCATATTATCAAAAATACCTTTACTTTCTATTGCAGTTTCAACTTTAACAACTTCTCTTTGAGTAAGTATAGCCATATTTCTATCTGATCTAATTGCTTTTGCTTTTTTTTGATATTCTTTTTCAAATTCAATTTTTTCTTGTGGTGGTAAAGTTTGAAAAATTTTTTGTAATTCTTTATTACCTCCAAAAGTTTTATTTTTAATTTCTTCATTTGCTAAAGTAAAATCTCTTGGATCAGCATCAAAAGGAATATCTAAAGGTTTTAAAAGTATATTAAATTTTTGTTCTTTAATTTTTTCATTAGCTACACCATCTAATTTTAATAATTCACCAGCAGGTACATCATCAAAAATACCTTCTTTTAATGATAATTTAAAATTATTAGGTTGATTATTAGCCATAGAGGTTGCTAAAAATTCAGCACCTTTTTGTTTATATGCTTTGATTAATTGTTTTTTAACACCATCATCATAATCTGGATTTGCTTGTATTCTTCTTTCCATATTATCTTGAAAAGAAGGTAAATACATTGGTCCTAATTGCTGTAATAATAAACTTTCTTTAACAAAAGTATCATCATCAACTTCTTTATTTTCTACTATTAAATTTAATCTAGCTTCTTCTATTGCTTTTGTTTTTAATAAACCAGATGTTGCATAAAACTTTGCATCGATAGCTTTTTTTTCAAAATTATTTAAATTTTTTAATTTATTATTTTTATGATAATTGTAAAGTTTTTCAATTTCTGAATCATAATATTGTGATGCTTCTGTTGGATTTTCTTTTTGTTTTGCTTCACTTTGAATTGTTAACCAACCTTTTTGAGAAACATTACCTTGTTGGTCTAACTGATCTTCATAAAAACTATTTATTGCTTTATAAGATTTATTATTAGCTTCAGTTGTTTTTTCTTGTATATAACTATCTCTTACAAAATTACTAACAGGTTGCAAAGCACTTGCTGGAGTATTATTAACATTTAAATCTGGAAGATTAGTTGCAACAGAAGGTGTTGCTGTTGTCATAGAAGATGTAGAAACATATGTAGGTATCTTTGGCATTATTTATTCCTTGATCTGTTAGAAGATTTAGATCTTACTCTTAAATTACTTCTACTATTGTTTCTAGGGTTTCTATCTTTATGATCTATATCTTTACCTAATATACTATTACCAAGTTTTTTTTTCATAATTCTTCTTGCACCATTTCTACTAGCTCTATTTTTTTTTTGTTTTGGTTTGGAGTGGTAGTTTTTGTATTCTGATTTATAATTTCTCATAATTATCCTTTCATCTGTAATAAAGAAGTTCCAGTTGAAGTTAATGTTTTTAATTGTGCAATTTTAGCCTCTTGTCTTGCCATTGAACCTTTAATTCTAGCAAAATTAGCTTCTTCAAATGCTCTAGCTTTTCCTATTTCAGTATCATATCTCATTTTATCTTTTTCAAGTTCTGCATTTGTTAAGTTAGCCAATCTTATTCTAGCAGCTGTTCCACCTTGGGTAACACCAGATTTAGCAGTATTAACAATAACACTTCCTTCAAGTTCTCTAAATTTTTTATCAAATGTTGATAGATCTAATGTTAATTTGTTATCAAGTATTTCTGCATTTTGTTCTTTAACTAAAGCATCACGATTATTTTTAGCTTGATTAAATTTACCATAAGCACCTTGTTGTTGATATTGTGCTGCACCTAATGCACCTACTACTGCCATCTGCCAACTCATTAAAATATCCTCGCATATCTATATTGGTCTGAACCATCAAATCCATAGTGTTTCATTAAACCCTCATTCTCTAATCCTAACCACTTTGCAAATCTTATACCTTTATCAAAGTCTGATCTTACAGCAGTTTGAACTCTTTTAATATTATATTTTGTTGCAACCTTTGCAAAATCTTTTTTAATTGCTTTCGCTACTGCAATAGGATGTTGCCAAACTTCTTGTGTTGCAATAACCCAACCCTCTGCTACTTGACCCCAAATCATTTTCATTCCTGCAGCAAAGATAGGTTTGTTATTTACAAGTCCTGTAAAAGCTAAGTGGTCTTGCACAAGGTTCATAGCATCTCCATCAAACTGTGCATCCTTATCCATAAGTTTATGATTCATTTGTTGAGATAATATAAATCTTCCATGTTCAGCTGTGTAGGGTATTATATATAACATATTATCCATCATTTGTAGTTAACCTTGGGTATAACGATAAAATTGTAAAAGGTAAAGGTTGTGTTTGTCTAACAAAAATAAACCCATCTGTCTCGTAGTTTCCTCTAAATTCTACTTCTTTATCACCTGTAAATGGAGGTATACCTTCATCCATTAAATTAGCAGAACTTCTAAATGGTATTCTTTCCATGTTCGAAAGATCTGGTCCAACCTCTATACCAATAGTTTCAAACATTCTAACTGTAATATCATATATTCTTTTTGTCTTACCTTGTGATGTACCATTTTGTGATCCAGCATTTAATCTCATAGTTTGTAGTAAAGATGTATAAGCTAAACCTATCTTAACACTTTTTGCAGAACGATCTAAAGTTATACTACCAGAACTTACAGTTCTATTGGGGTGTGTTGCACCATCTGCTAATATAGAAACAACTTGACCTTCAAGGTGATCTAATCCAGATAATGTACTAACTGCACTACCACTATAACTTAACGCACTATCTAAAAAATTAAATGATGTGTTATCTGTTTCATCAAACTCAAGTACATTTAAAAATTCTACATATCTTTTTGTTGCACCATTAACAGTTCTTTTTATAATAACATACACTTGATATTCTGTATCATCTGTTGGAATAACTGCTGCACTTTCAACTACTGCTTTACCTTCACTTGCTGCAGTTAATCTTGTGCTGTCAAAACTTTTAATCGTTAAATATCCTGTTGCTTCATGTACTGTTTCTGTAATCGTTACTACTGCAGAATTTACTGTTGCAGTAAAATTAGCGTGAGCATTGATTGCAGTTTTTAAATTAGTTGCTGTAGTATTGTTATTAGTTTGAGTTTTAAATTGATTCGTTCCAGCAGTTCCTGTTGTAGAAGTAAAGTCTACAGTTGTGCCATCAGATTTTGTTAAAGTTAATTTAGTGCCATTTACAATGTTTGCGTAATCAGAAACTGTAATTGTTGCTACACCAAATCTTCCACCAAAAATATGTCTGTGCCAAGCAGTTACTTGTTGTTCTCTTTGATAGGTTAATCCTGCAAGTTCGCCATCACCTCTAACTGCGTAAACAATTTGATTAGGTTCTTGTTGGTATGCAATTTGTGTTAAACCACTTTCAGTAATGTGTTCAGCAAGAATAGTCATGTCTGGAGCAATGTAACCATCTACATCAAAGTTATAAGCTAGTTCTCTAATTTTTCTTTTAGCACGTTGTAAAAATAATGT